AAGACTAAATCCGGTTTAGATAGCTGGTGTCGCAAGTGCCGCGCTACATATCGAAGCGAGATCAACCGGGGCCAGTACCGTTCGTATATTTCAGATGCGGCCCTGAAGGACATGAAAGCTAATGTAACAGGGTGTGTTATTTGTGGTTCGGGTGGTAAACTAGTTGTAGACCATGATCATAATACTGGGCAGATACGAGGAATGCTTTGCATGTCTTGTAACTTGGGTTTAGGGCATTTCAAAGATGACCCTGAATTGCTAGAGTTTGCAATGCAATATCTGTATGCCGCGAAGGATGATCCTAAGTGGGGTGAGTATTTAAAAAGTAGTACCGAAACACAAGCTCAAACTATAGGGATACTAAAATGTTAAAGTCTAAAGAAATGAAAGAACCTAAGGGTATGATGAAAAAGGAAATCTCTTTCTTTAAAAAGAAGGGTGCTCCTAAGTCAATCATCAAGCATGAAGAGGCTGAAGCCAAGGGTTATGCCAAGGGTGGTTCATTCCGTTCAGCTACTAATGGCGTTGCTTCCAAGGGTAAGACTAAGGCTAAGCAAGTCCGCATGAATAGCGGCGGCTCTATGAAGGGCTGCTAAGATGCGGCCTTCTCGGGGTATGGGTGATATGAAGGCATCTAAGATGTCGGGAGCTAAGACCATCATGCGTAAGGATGATCCTAATAAGGTCTCTATGTATGCTAAAGGCGGTAAGGCTAACTTTATCCAAAAGGCCATTAAGAAGCCCGGTGCTCTACATGAGCAAATGGGCATCCCCAAGGGTGAGAAAATCCCTGCGAAGAAGCTCGCTGCTGCGGCAAAGAAGCCGGGTAAGCTGGGCCAACGCGCTCGGTTCGCTGAGGTCCTTAAAGGGTTTAAAAAGAAGTAGATGGCACACACGGATGAGCCTAAATGGAAACATATTGTTGCTAGCGTAAAGGCGGGTAACAAAGGTGGTAATCCGGGTCAGTGGTCTGCCCGCAAAGCTCAGCTTGCGACTCAACGGTATAAAAAGTCTGGGGGCGGTTATTCCGGCCCTAAGACAGAAGCGCAGAAGTCCTTGTCCAAATGGACTAAGGAAGACTGGGGTACCAAGTCAGGTAAACCATCTACGCAAGGAGCAGAAGCTACTGGTGAGCGCTACCTCCCTAAGAAAGCGCGTCAGGCACTGACATCGTCTGAATATGCTGCTACAACCAATGCTAAGCGTGAAGGTACAGAGACGGGTAAACAGTTCGTCAAGCAGCCTAAAGCTATCGCCAAGAAGACAGCGAGATTTAGATGACCACCAGCGGTACCACGACCTTTAATCTCGACCTTAACAGCCTTGTAGAAGAGGCCTTTGAGCGTTGCGGTGCCGAACTGCGTACTGGCTATGACCTACGGACGGCTAGACGTAGCCTCAACCTATTGACCATTGAGTGGTCCAACCGTGGCATTAACCTATGGACTATTGAGCAGGGGTCTATACCGCTTGTTCAGGGCCAGATCACCTATGATCTTCCAGTGGATACGATTGATCTGCTTGACCATGTTATACGTACACAGTCAGGTATAGGCCAAACTGATATCAATATCAGCCGTATCAGCATTGATACCTACTCTACAATCCCAAACAAAAATGCCCAAGGCAGGCCTATCCAAGTGTGGATTAACCGCCAGTCAGGTGCAACTGAGCCGGGGGGTGTCAATAATCCTACGATCAACGTGTGGCCCTCTCCAGAGCAGAGCAGCCTCTATACCTTCGTCTACTGGCGGCTCCGCCGTATTCAGGATGCCGGAAACGGTACAACTACACAGGATATTCCATTTAGGCTTCTGCCAGCTCTTGTGGCGGGTTTGGCCTATTACCTATCCATGAAAATCCCAGATGCCATTGCACGAACAGACATGCTTAAGGCTCAATATGATGAGCAGTGGGACCTAGCATCAAGTGAGGATCGAGAAAAAGCATCCCTACGCATAGTTCCGCGGCAGATGTTTTATTAGATCATTATGACTAGCGAAGAGTTCATCATTTGGTCAGCGGGATTTTACGATGGAGAAGGATGTGTACTTGTCCTTTCTAATTCTGGCCGTACTCGGTTTACACTTGTTTCTAGTGTAGTTCAACAGGACCCTAAACCATTACGTATGTTAAATAATCGTTTTGGTGGTGGAGTTACTACAGATATTAATGCTTCTGCTGGCTATAACCGCAAGAATGGAAATGTACTTATCTGGCGATGGAGGGTATCGGGCGCTAAAGCCTATAGTTTTTTATCCGCTATAAAGCCATATTCCATTACTAAACAATCTCAGATACAGGTAGCTCTAACTTGGCCCACACCATATATTAGTTATATAGGTCGTAGTGTACCCATAGAGATAATTCAAAAACGAGAGCAGATTATGTTAGAACTCCGTGAGATAAGGAAAGCAAACAAAGTCATGCTAGAGGACCATAATGTCCAGTAAGTTTGCTTCCGGTAAACGCTCGATTGCAGAGTGCGACCGCTGCGGGTTTCGCTACAAGCTAAAAGAACTTCGTTCCTTGGTCATTAAAACCAAGAACGTCAATATTCTTGTATGTAAGACTTGCTGGGAGCCAGATCAGCCTCAATTACAGCTTGGTTTATATCCTGTAAATGACCCGCAAGCGGTACGTAACCCAAGACCAGATAATAGCTATTACCAAGCGGGTTTAACTGGGTTACAACTAGACACTATTGGTGTACCTAATCCAGAGGCTCAAGATGCGTTTGGTACGCCATCTGGGGGTAGTAGGCAAATCGAGTGGGGCTGGAATCCTGTAGGTTTAAATAATCCACTGGGTTTATCTGGGCTCATAAATACGCTAATAGGGAACAGTGCCGTTGGTTCGGTTACTGTGATTACATAGGAGTAGGTCATGGCCGAATATAAACAACCAAAGTCAGTGCCTGTTGGAAACAATAATGGCTATCCAAATAACATTGCTAATACGCAGACACTGAAGACCCGTGGTACTGGTGCCGCTACTAAAGGCACGAAGTCCAGCACTAGAATGGCTTAAGCCATGAACTACACCTCCCTCGTCGCAACAATTAAAGCCTATACTGAAAACTCGTTCCCATCATCAGTGGGATCGGGAGGGCTAACGACTGATGAGCAGGTGAATACATTTATCCAACAGACTGAGCAGCGCATCTATAATGCAGTGCAGCTACTTGATCTGCGTAAAAATGTAGTAGGTAATACGACTGCTAATAATAGGTATTTAACAACACCTACTGATTGGCTTGCCAATTTCTCTGTAGCTGTAATTGATCCAGTTACTGGAGACTACGAATTTATGCTTAACAAGGATGTGAGCTATATTCGAGAGGCTTATCCATCTCCAACAAGTACTAGTAAACCCATATATTATGCAATGTTTGATGAGAATACATATCTTTTAGGTCCAACTCCTGATGCTGTGTATCAGATTGAGTTGCATTACTTCTATTATCCAGAATCTATTGTAACTGCGAGCACGACGTGGCTCAGCAATAATTTTAGTGAAACCCTACTATATGGTGCTTTACTTGAGGCCTATACCTTTATGAAGGGTGAAGCAGATATCATCGCTGGCTATCAAAAGCGCTATGATGAGGCGATGGGACTTCTCAAGGCATATGCTGAAGGGAAGAATAGACAGGATATGTATAGGACCCAACAAGTCCGGTACCCAGTGAGGTAGAAATGGATAATGTAGCTTCTTTTTTAGGTGGTAGTGTTGCAGTTCACACTACAAATAACCGCGGATTCACCCCCGAAGAAATCGCTGAGCGAGCCCTCGACAAGATAATCTCTGTTGGTGGTCAGTCTCACCCAGCGATCACTGAACAAGCCCACGCATTTCGAGAGAACATCCGTGCAGTCTTGGTTTTCTATATGCGGGAAGCCGTACGCTCCCATAATGTTACACTTACCGCTAAGTTCAACCAAGCCGGTCACCCTGAGCTTGTTCATATCTTAAACACCTAAGGAGCTACTAATGGCTATCACCCAATCACTCTGTTCCTCGTTCAAAGCCGAAGCCATGCTAGCTGTGCATGATTTTCGTGCGACTGGTGGGGACACTTTCAAGCTCGCCCTATACACTTCATCGGCAACAATTGATGCTGGTACAACGGCCTATTCTGCAACAAACGAGGTATCCGGTACTGGCTATACTGCTGGCGGCGGTACGCTAGTTAACCTCGGTGTAACTACATCAAATATCTCAACCTCTTCAGGTGTCGGTTATACTGATTTTAACGATCTAACATTTTCTACGGCAACCATCACGGCTCGCGGAGCCTTGATCTACAACACCACCCCTTCTGCCCAGAGCAATGCTAATACCACGCTGACCAACCCAGCCGTGGCTGTCCTTGATTTTGGTGCCGATAAGTCTTCGAGTGCTGGTGATTTCACCATTGTCTTCCCGGCGGCTACGAATAGCACCGCAATCATTCGTATTGCCTAGGAACGGTTATGGCTCTTGTTATGGATGCTTACATGGTTACTCCCGCTGAAAAGGTAGCAGCTCAACTTGATACACATGAGGCTGTCTGTGCTGAGCGCTACCTTGGCATCAATGCACGTTTGAAACGTCTTGAGGTGATCCTACTTAGCGCGGCGGGGACGTTGATCCTCTTGCTCGTAAACATAGTCGTAAAGCTAAGTTAATGAAACTGAGCCCTCACTTCACCCTTGAAGAGATGATCAAGAGCCAAGCGGGGGATCGCGCTGGCGTGGACAACATGCCTTCCCCTCCGTACCGCGAAAACCTACGGGCTTTGTGTCTTAACGTCCTTGAGCCAATCCGTGAGCACTTTGGGCCAGTGACTGTCAATTCGGGCTATCGAGGGCCAGTGCTTAACCGCATGGTGGGGGGCGCGGCATCAAGCCAACATTGCCTTGGTGAAGCTGCTGATATTGAAATTCCAAGTATGGCCAACGCAGATTTGGCGCGTTGGATCGAGGCCAACTTGGACTATGACCAGTTGATCCTTGAATGCTACAAGCCGGGTATCCCAAATTCGGGATGGGTTCACGTCAGCTACAAGGCGCATGAGCCGAACCGTAAACAAGAGTTAACAGCCACGGTCATCAACGGAAAGATGGCCTACACGCCGGGGATTGCAAAATGATTGCTTTCATTAAGGCTCGCCTGAGCGAGCGCTCCACATGGCTTCTGATCGGCACCAGCGTTGCGGCTGCGTCTGCCCTGACCATACCTTGGTCCTACGTGTCTGTAGTTATTGGGGTAGTTGCGGCCATGATTCCAGACGGGAAAATTAGTCAATGAATCCTTTGCCGTATATCCTAGGTATGATTGTATTTGCTTTTGGGTTGGGTTGCGTCACGGGTTACTCAAACCGAGATCAAGCGGCGAAAGCCTCTGCAGCAAAAGCCTACAAAGCTGCAGAGGGGCAACGTCAAGTTATGCAGGGGCAGATCGATGTTATTTCAGCGAAATATGAAGCCACACGGGAAGCAGCTAATCGTAAAACAGTTGAGCGCATCGAGACAATTCGGGAATATTACAGTAAAGGGCCTACAGTGGATGCTAATTGTGCCCTTTCTGAGCCTATGTTCCGGTTGCTCAGCGACAATGTACGGGATGCTAATGCCTCAGTTGCCAGCGAATTTGGCTCAGATGTGTCCAACCCTACCACCCCCACCAAATCCCGTAATTGATCCTGCTAGACTAGAGTGGGAGATCGGAGTACTTAGTAGGTACGAAGATTGCGCTAAAAGACATAAGCTAACTGTTGAAGCGTGGCCAAAGGTAAAGAAGAAACATGGCTGATAACGTAACCTTGAACCCCGGTGTAGGGGGTGCAGTAGTAGCCTCCGATGATATTGGTAGTGTGCAATATCAGCGGATTAAAAATGGTTTTGGTGATGACGGTGTGTATTCCGACGTCTCTACTACGAACCCTTTCCCTGTTACGGTACCCAGTGGCGAACTTATCGAAGCCATAGAAGCTCTTCGTATGACAATGGGGTCCTTAGCCCGTACGTTTGGCCTAAGTCTACCTGATTCTATAGGGCGTCAACGGGTTGTTATTGATGCTATTACAGGTGCACTAACGCTTGCTACAGTAACTACAGTAACTACTGTCGGTACAGTGACTAACCAAACCCAAATAGGTGGCTTTGTTGCTGCTGATCAAATCCCAGCTCTTATGCACATGAGCGCAGATAACCTGCGCCGTAACATCACGGTGACTTAAGATGACTACAACAAACGGTAACCGTAAACTTCTTGATCTCAAGCGCTGGGAAATGGTGACACCTGCTCCTATAGCATCTTCATCAGCATCTGTAATTGCACCGTCACGCATGGTGCAACAACAACAATTATTTATTCAAAGTAACACAGTAGCATATCTTTATAACCCATTCGAAGATGGTTGGGTTCAAGTTCCATCCCCCGCTCTGGCGGGCACGTTTGGTCCGGGAACTTGTGCGACCGCTACTTGTGTTGGCCCTACAGGTACAGCCACGGCAGGCACCACCACGACAATCACCACGGGCTTGACCCTCGCTCGCGGTTTGGCTGGTTATCAGGTTCTGATCACCGCTGGCCCCGGTGCTGGCGACGTTCGTACTATTCAGCAGTCTACAACGGGTGCAAGCAGCATCATTACTGTTACTGCAGCTTTCAGCACTGCCATTACATCAGCGTCGGTCTTCCGCCTGATGACCCCTCGCTGGTACGTCCTGAACGCCATCGGCTCTCTCGGTACCACCACGGCTGGTGTGTTTAAATACTATGATTTTGCGCTAAACACTTGGACCACATTATCCGCTAACGCCCCCGCCGCTGCAATCAGTACGGATAGTGTTTTAACCGCCACACCGTCCTATGTGGATAATGGTTTCGTATCGTTCGCGACGGGTACGGCAACCTCGGCTACCAACACCACCAACGCCACAATTACGGTAACGGGTAAGACTTGGACCACTAACCAATGGTCTAACTACCAGCTACGGGTCACGGCGGGTACGGGTGTAGGCCAGATCAAGTCGATCACGTCCAACACTGCAACTGTCTTGACGCTGAACGGGGTGTTCACGACTGCCCTAGACGCAACATCGGTCTATGCTATCGAGGGCAATGACGATTATATTTACTACACGGGTTCCAACGCAGTCACGCTTTACCGTTACGGCATCACCGCTGGTACTTGGACCACCCTTAGCCCCGGCACAGCCCGTGCTGTGGCTCCCGGTAACGGCATGAGTGCTAACTGGGTATGGGCCGTATCTGACGCATCGTGGACTAGTGAAAGCGCCATTAAAAACGGTCGCTTCATCTATTCGGCTCGCGGAACTACTACTGGTACTTTCGACACTTACGATATCGCTCTAAACACTTGGGCAAACGCTATTACCTATGCGCCAGCAACTGAAACTTTTGCTTTGGGAACAAAATACGCTTATTTTGGTAACTATATTTATGTTGCTAAAGAAGCCACAGGCCGATGGTTTCAGTTTGACTTGTTAAACAACTCAATGGAAGGCTGGGATACCATCCTTTATACGCAGGGTGCAGCAATTCTTGGAAACACAGCGTTTGCAGTGCCATATACAGATGGCGCTACAACAATTCCTTATATCTATATGACGCTTAATACATCAACCGTAACAGTCCGTCAGATGGTGATTTAACAATGTCTATAGCTGAGTTAATTGAACAGGCCCGAACAAGGCTAGTTTATCTTAGCTCCCTACGCGGGAGTGCATTAGCTTTGGGGGATACAGCTCAAGTTCAAGATATTGATGCTAAAATTGCTGAAACTCAAACCACGCTGAACAAGCTACTCACGCTCCAGTAAGCTCCGCTATTATATAGGGAGGGGGCGATATGTCTTTAGTTTTAATCCTATCGCCCCTAACCCAAAGCGGGGGCATTAGTGTTTCAGTCACTGGTGCTCAAGCCTCTAGTGCCGTTGGCAATGTTTCGGTTGTAGGTAAAGCTAATGTCTCCCCCACTGGGGTAGCAGCTACCAGTGCAATAGGCTCTACGTCCGTTACTGGTGTAGCCAATGTCTCCCCCACTGGTGCTCAAGCCTCTAGTGCCGTTGGCACTGCGTCCGTTACTGGCGTAGCTAATATATCTTCTACTGGTGCTCAAGCCTCTAGTGCCGTTGGCACTGCGTCCGTTACTGGTGTAGCCAATGTCTCTCCTACTGGAGTTGGGGCTACTGGCTCTGTTGGCACAGTATCCGTTGCCACACCTATAAATATCTCAGTCACCGGGGTTGAAGCTACCAGTGCAGTAGGTACCGCGTCCGTTACTGGCGTAGCCAATGTTTCCCCCACTGGGGTTTCTGCCACTAGTGCAGTTGGTACTATTGTTGTCTCCCTACCCAGTGCTGTTTCAGTTACTGGGGTTACCACTTCTGGTGCGGTTGGCGATGTCTCGGTCGTAGGTAAGGCTAATGTCTCCCCTACTGGGGTTGCTGCTACTAGTGCCGTTGGCACAGTATCTATTGCTATTCCTATTGTTGTATCCCCCACTGGGGTTGCGGCTACCAGTGCTATTGGCACTACGTCCGTTACTGGCGTAGCTAATGTCTCTCCCACTGGGGTTGAGGCTACCGGCTCTGTTGGCACGGTCTCTGTCGCCTTTCCTATTGTTGTATCTCCCACTGGCGTTGCCGCTACAAGCGATGTTGGTTCTGTCGTTGTTCTCATACCTAAAACGGTATTGGTTACAGGAGTTGAGGCTACAGGCTCTGTTGGTACGGTAAGTGTAGCTGCGTATTCCAATGTCTATCCAATTGGGGTACAAGGACTTGGTAAAGTGTCTACTCCGCTAGTGTGGGGCCTAATCAATGACGGGCAAACACCTAATTGGCAGGACGTAAATGATTCCCAAACTGGGAACTGGGTTCAGGTTGTTGACGGAAATACAGTGACTTGGGTACAAATCCCAACTTAAGGAACGGTTATGGCAAGTACGTATAGTTCGCTAAAACTTCAGTTGATGGCCACGGGTGATAACAACACCACTTGGGGTGATGTCACTAACTTAAACCTCGGCACAGCGCTTGAGGAGGCTATCGCTAACACTGCAAACGTCACGTTTTCTAGTGCGGACGTGACTTTAACCCTGACCAATGCAAACACTTCTCAGTCTGCGCGTCGTGCGCGTCTAAGTTTGATCGGTACCACAGGTGGTGTAGCTAGGAACTTGATAGTTCCCGCTATTGAAAAAGCCTACATTGTCAGTAACGCTTGCGCTGACTCGATCACAATTAAAAATGCCACTGGTACTGGGATAGCAGTCCCTGCTGGTAAGACGCTCTGGGTATATAACAATGCCACTAATGTCGTCTCCGCGGTAAATTATCTAGCTGATCTTACTCTTGGTACTACGCTTACTGTCTCCAGCGGTGGTACAGGCGCAGCCACGCTTACTGGTATTCTTGTCGGTAACGGTACAAGTGCCTTTACGGCTGTCGCCGCCCCCAGCGGCACGATTGTTGGCACCACCGATACTCAGACGCTGACGAATAAGACGCTCAGC